TCGGTAGTCTCTCGAAGTTACTACGTTTTCCCATGCTTACGATTCACTCTCCTTGTCTGTTTCTAATCCTGCCTTAAGTAAAGTCACAAAGCCTAAGTTTAAGATCGCAGAAAAGGTTTCTGGGTTACACTCCAGTTGAAGAGTAGCCGAACCATCTTCATGCTCTTCTACCTCTAATATTTTTATATCATTACTCATGGGGTTGCTCCTTTAGTTCTTCAACCCGCAAGATTTCAGCAGCGACTACTTTTGCACAGCGGTGTATCATATGATCCAAAGCGTCATCCCTGTTTTTAAAATATGGGCCTGACGCACGATGTCTTGACGCTCCAAAAACTATATAAAAATCACCGTCATAAACAACTTTCAAAACTTGTCGGTATTGCGGTAAGTATAAAATTTGACCTTTGGGAGGTTCGTTGCCGTGTAAAAACCCATTAGCGCCAGCAGTCCAGTCGGGTTTAGAAAAAGTATACGAAGGACAAAGATTGTTTTTAACGTTTTTAAGCCTCTCCTTATATAAAAGCTCCTGCGCCCATTTCGGCAGCTTCTTTTCTCTTGGATCACTCATGGGGTTGCTCCTCGAAAAGAGGTGATAGTATATCATTAACAGCAGCATCAAAAGTGTCCAAGCTATCCTGCCTTCTCCATAGCTTCTTAACCACAACTTCTAACTCATCTATGCGCACCTCTAGCTCTTTGATGCGCCTCTGTTTATCTCTATATAATTCCCAAAATGAGTCGTCATAATGATCAATTGCACGAGTTGTGCTCTCGACTTGCGCCTCTAGTTCTTTGATGCGATCAGCCATTTCATCGAATGTCGGGGGATCATAAACATCCGGCGATGCTAAATGTGCTTTGATACGGTGCATCAACATGTCTTCATCCATCAATTCTGGTGTATCACTCATGGGGTTGCTCTTTGGGTGTTTGCGAGAGCTATAGTGGCGGGGTGGTTCCTTCACTAATCTCCGAAAGAGGCTAGAATTTAGATCGCGAGCGCCACGTAGCAAAAACTCTAGTTCTTTGATTTTGGCTTCATGGATGTCTGCGCGTAGGTATTCTGCCGCCCCTGTGCAAAAATAATCCAAGGCTTCCAATGAACCTGATGGATGCTTTGCGGCCCAAATGCGTTCTGGTGCTTCACTCATGGGGTTGCTCCTTTCAGTTTTGCGAGGGCATCCCGCGCAACCAAAATCATTTTACCATAAGCAACAAGCGAGGTTGCGGAGACCTGCTTGAATGAAACACTAATTTTATCGTCGTACTCACTATTCTCCACACCTTTTTTTATAAGCTCATCGACTGTGTGTTGATTAGCAATCTTGATGAGAGCTTTCTCTAATTCCTTGATTTTAGCTTCATGGATGTCTGCTCGAATGTACTTTTCTGTATCGGGAACGGGACACTCATACCACGTTGCATCATCTATATGGACGTGTATTGCCCAAATATTATCTGGCATATCACTCATGGGGTTGCTCCTTTACCATATAATTAAGAATACATCTTCTTTAAACGACTAAGCGACACAAACTCAGGCTCATAGATACCATTGCTTATCTCACGCTTAATAACACAGCCCTTCCACCAATCTAAGTTTGACTGTCCAGCCCAAGACTCTTCTGCTCCTTTAAAGCAACCCGCAACCAACCCGATAATACCATTAGGGTGCGCACCATCTTTAAATTTAATATCACGTTTATGACTATGACCACAAGTAGAACTGTGGTTACGGTTGGTGAGTAGACTATTGGCATGGTGTAGACCAGACATAGCTGAACCAAAATTACCAGAACTAAAGTAATGAGCATAAGAGACACCATCGTAATCAGCGATTGCAGGGGCGCTATTGTGGTACTCATGGTACTCATCGAACCACTTGTCTGTTTGAAGATGCCCGAAGGAAATCCCGTATGTCTCTCCCTGAAGTCTTGGGTCATGTGCTATAGCCTTTTTGATTCTATTCTCATGGTTTCCCTCAAATCCAATCCAGTATGGTCGTTTATACTTACGACTACTAGGTTTACTACGTAAGCGATCCATTGCTTCATTATAACAGTTAATGTCTTGCTCATAGTTCTGACTTACGATAGCTTGTGGATAACGAGTATCATAAGTGTTAAGGGATTTCATATCTGCCCCATCCCCTAAGTCAACAATGTAGGTCGGGTTTACCTCATAGATAAGCTCACCTAGCCAATCAAACCTCTCATTTCCCACTGAGGGGTCTGCGTGAGCGCATGAGAATACTACTGCTGTCTTGCTAGTCATGATTCTTATCTATCTCCTTCAGCTCTTCTATTAAATCACTATTAGCTCGTCGTTTAGCCTTATAATATCTAGCCTTAACTTGTTTCTCAACTTCTAGGTACTTATCCCGAAAGGGCTTACTCGCTATTGCTCTCTCAAGTCGAGCTTGCTCCAAAGCTTTGTGGTGGTCCTCATCAGCTTGTTGTACAACCCTATCGTATTCATCATCATAGGGTTTTACCTCTTCGTTGCACTCCCTCAAAGCTGGGCTTCTAGCCTCTACGTACTCATCCAAAGCTTGTTTCTCAGCTTTTTTAAACTTAGCATAAGCTTCTTCCTCTAGCTTTTCCTTACGAGTCATGACTCTTATCTATCTCCTTAATTTCTTTTTTGTACTTATCCCAAGCTGATTTTCTAACCTCGTCATATTTATCCCAAGCTGGTTTTATAGAGTTACTGTACTCCTCCCAAGCCTCTCTCTTTAGTTTTTCCTTATGATTCATAACGATTCTCCATTTCAAACTCTATTACAATAGGGTCTATCGACGATAAGAAGTGACTCTTAAACTTATAAGCTGCATCAAGAGACATGAAAGGTATCTCATCATCGAACATTGATTCATCATTAGCATCTTCTACACGACAAAGCAACCAGTAAGTTCCGTACTCGTCCTCTCTAGGGTCATCTAGGACATGGTGTACTTTAAACTTCATCTGACTAGCCATTGTTCAGGTATCCTTTTGTCTGCATATAAGAACCCATGCTTATCACACCAATCACCATAGGTACTCTTAGCTCCTTTGTAAAGTTTATTCTTAGAGTTAGAAAACACAAACCTAATGTCAAAGTTAGGGTGTTGCTCTTGAATCTTGAGGTGTTTCTTCCTGTCTGCTGCTACAAACCTACCCTTAGACTCTATAATGATACCATTAGGTAATATAAAGTCTGGGGTGTAACTCTTGGTTTCTGATAGTTCCCACTTGATCTTAAGTGTTTCATACTCAAAAGTTACACCCCTCTCGGTTAAGTCCTTGGATATCTTATCCTCTAGTCCTGATCTGTACCCATTCTTAATTGCTTGTTGCCGTCTTTTACTGGTGGCTCCCATAGTTCATCCTCTACACGTCTAAGCCACAGAAGCCTAGCATTCTCTAAAACCCTATCTGTGTCACCATCATAGGCTTTAACACAAGCTTCCCATAGGTCTTCCTCAGTCTTAGCTTCGCTGAGTATCTTACCTGCTTTGACTGGACCAACACGAAACAAACCAACAATATTGTCTGCTCTATCCCCTGTTAGTATTTGAGTGTAGAAGAACTTAAGACCATCCCACTCACTTACTGTAGTCCACTCATTCTTGCTAAAGTTAAAGTGACGACAAGGTATCTGTAACATATCTTTATCAATAGAGGCTACTACTGTATCAGGTCCAAGTCTCGTAGCTTCTTTGGATATTAGGTCATCAGCTTCCTCTCCATTACTGATTGTGGCTTCAAACTTATCCACTAAATAATCTCTAACATGCTGTAGATGTCTTGGTTTCTCTACTGCTACTCTGTTGCCTTTGTACGGGTGTGACTTAGCTATGTCGTACCTAAAGTTCCCTGACCCCGTGAGGTAAACCTCAAACTGTTCTGGGGTAGGGAACCCTAGTGTCTCCTCTAGGATGTAGTCAAGAAGTATCTCTACTTTCTCTTCTGCATCTTTGGGTTGCAAGTCTTGTGTAGCAAAGGCTGACCGATAAGCTAATATATCACCATCGACCAGAACCTTATGCTTAGACATTACAACCCCCCAAAGACCATTTCACCATCATCCTTTTCAAAGCCTACTGATTCAACGTAAGTGTAACCAGC